GCCGCAGCGGCAAGAGTGAGGACGAGATCAAGGCCATTCTGAAAAACGAAACATACTTGAACGCTCAGCAGTCAGTCGAAATGGGGCTGGCGAAACGAATCGCCGGTCAGCCGGTTATCGGGCGAGCGTTTGCGAAAGTTAAAACCATGCCGCACGGAGTTGTTGCTGCTCTATTCGGAGCAGGCTCGGACGGCGAGAACCGCGAGACAGAAGGAAAACCAATGTCTACCGCACCAGTCGCCGCCACGATTCAAGAGATCAAAGCGGCATACCCGAAGGCTAAGTCTGACTTCATCGTCAAGTGCCTTGAGCGATCGTTGCCGATGGCTTCCGTGGCTTCAGCAGCCGCTGAGGAGATGATGAGCGAGAACGAAGACCTGAAAAAGCAGGTTTCCGCAATGCAGGAAGAACTTGCTAAGTACAAAGCAATGGATGAAGAAAAAGCCAAAGCGATGGAAGGCGAAGACGACGAAGAAGAAAAGCCAGCAATGGCGATGGAAGACGAAGAGAAGAAAACCGAAGCCAAAGCAAAGTCAGGCGTCAAGCCAGTCGCTAAAGCTCGCACAAGTGGACCGTCTGCCAGTGTCCGCTGGAATCAGGCCGTCGATGCCGCAATGGCAAAGACCGGCAATAACAAGATGAAAGCGGTCGCACTCGTTAACCGCAACCATCCCGGACTTCGCGAAGCAATGGTGTCCGAAGTCAACGCACGCTGATCATCGCGTTTTGCGGTTCGTTTTTCATTTAATCAAACTCCAAAAGGGAGATCTACATGAGTCAGTATTTTGAAACACCAACGCGGCCAGATACTGCCGCTGGTGCAATCGCTCAGCACTTGCGAGTTAAAACCACTGGGGCTCTCGTTGTGGCGACTGCTACGGACGTGGAACTGGGAACGATGGAAACAGCATCCACGGCTGCTGGTCCAGCAACCGTGCGGCTTCGCAACGCTAATGGCACAGCAAAGATGGTCGCCAATGGGGCAATTACAGCAGGAGCCACGGTCTACGCAGCGGCAGGCGGCAAGATCGCAGCAAGCGGAACGATCGTCGTCGGTCAGGCACTTGAAGCCGCTACGGCAAATAATGATGTGATTGAAGTTCTGCGATATGCAGACGTTGGCGCATCATTCGGAACGCAGTCAGTGACTGCTGACGATTCCGATTCCGCATTGAATCAGATTCTGCCGGGCATTAACTCAGTCGTTGTTGCGGGTGTGACGAATGACACAAACGACTACGTCGTACTTCCAGCACTTGCCGACGTTCCGAATGGATTCCGAATCACGGTGATCAATTCTTCGGGTGGCAACTGCGAAGTGCGAACGCCGGCGACTAGTGCTGAGGAAATCAACTCTGAAGACTGTGATGGCACGAAGGAATACTTGCTTGCCAGCACTCAGATTCACTACTTCACCAAGATCAGTACGTCGGTCGGGTGGATGGGGAATGGATACACAGCAATCGGAGCCGTCGCCACAGCGATCGTTCCGGACTAATTGAAGCCCGATGCGTTCCCCGGTGGAGGTGGCCACCAAAGCCGGGGGACTTTACTATCTGTTTCATAAATCGCGTTGCATCGGGGAGAAAGAAATGCAATGCCATCGCCATCAAGTAGCTTGGCTACACAGCGGCCAGATTTGGCCACGTTCTTGGAATTTGATCTCGAGTCCGAAAGAGCTGGTTACATTGCAACGCAGGTTTTTCCTGTAATCAATGTGCAGAGTCAGGCCGGAAACTTTGGAAAGATTCCGCTGGAGCAACTGCTTCAGCAGCGTGACACGAAACGAGCACCAGGCAGCGGCTACGCTCGCGGCAACTGGACGTTTGAGCCAGCAGTCTACGCAACGGAAGAACACGGGGCGGAAGAGCCTGTGGATGACCGTGAATCGAAAATGTACTCCGAGTATTTTCAGGCGGAACAGATCAGCACAATGCGTGCCTTTTCTTCCGTGTTGCGAAATGCAGAGCAGCGAGTTGCGGATGCCGTGTTCAACGCGACGACGTGGAACGGTGCCAGCCTCACAACGGCCATCTCGAATGAATGGGACGTCAACCACACAACAAATGCCGTCCCGATTACAGATGTCGAAGCGGCTGTTCAAAAAGTGTACGACAACTCAGGATTGTGGCCGAACGCTCTAATCATCAATCGCAAGGTTTTTCGAAACTTGCGAAACCTTGATCAGATCATTGACCGCGTTGAATCTGCCGGTGCCGGAAATCCATCAAAGCCAAGCGACATCACTGTTCAGATGCTCGCTCAGGTATTTGACCTGGATTACGTCATCGTCGCCGGAACCAGCAAGAACAACGCCAAGGAAGGTCAAGCGGCTTCCCCGACTCAAATTTGGTCGAGCGAGTATGCGATGGTTTGTCGCGTTTCAACGAGTCCGGACATGCGAGACGCCTGCATCGGTCGCACGTTTCACTGGTCACAAGATGGATCTTCCATCGGTGGCACGGTCGAAAGCTATCGAGACGAGCGTGTACGTGGCGACGTGATCCGCGTTCGCCACGATGTGGACGAGGTCGTTTTGTATCCACAGGCTGGGCATCTGCTCAGCAACGTTACGACACTCTAAGGTTGATTGATGCCAACGACGTTCGACTCACACTTTGCAGCCGCAGGGTTCCCGATGTTGCTCGACAACTTCGGGGAGTCGGTTGTCTATTTTCCAAATGGCGGCGGGAGACGACCGATTCTCGCCATTATCGAGCGTAACCCGCCCGCCATTTTTGATGCCTCTGGTAACGCTGTTTTACCGACAGCAACGATTCGCGTTTACAACTCTTGCCGGTCTGGAATCGCATCCAGCGAAATCAACATCGGCAAAGATGAACTTGAGTTTGTGTTGAAGGTTGGACAGACACTTCCAAAACGGTTTTCTTTTATGACTCTGATGTCGCAAGACGCTGGGGTCTGTCAGTTTGCGGTGGTTTAATGACAGAGCCTGTCAATGAACGAATCGTAGCAAATGTCCGCAGCCGCATGGCTGTGGCGTTTTCTACAGCCGTTCGTTCGGCACAGATTGCGACGTGGCAGCCGAAGGACTTGGTTGTCGTGGTTTCGCATGGCGATCCTGTGCCAAATGCAGAGTTGAGCTATCCGGGGAATCCACCCGTAATCGCTTATGACATGCCGGTCATCGTTGCTGGAATTGTAAAGCCGTCCGACGACGACACTACGGCGATTGACACGTTTAAAAATCGCATGGGTGCGGACATCATCACAGCCGCAACAAATGCAGCGAACTGGCATCAATGGAGCGGGCTGGCAATCAACACAACGCTCGGGCCAATTGAATCTTACACGGAGGAAACTGGCGGGCGATGCGGAGTGATGGTGACGTTGCTTGTGACGTATCGAGTTCCCGAAAACGATCCGACGACGGTGTCAGCATGATTGCCATCGACATCGACGCAAAGCAGTTAAAGCGGTTGCGTGAGTCGGTAGGCAAAGCGAAAAAGAAATTCGGGCGAGAATTGGCAGCGGCAATCAACGCGACTGCGAAGAAAACGAAATTGGACATCGGGCGAGACGTTCGAAGCGTTATTGCGATCAAAAAAGCAAAGTCAGAAGAATCCACAAAAGTGTTATCAAAGGCGACAGCAGAAAACCCGCGAAACACAGTTCGAATTAAGAAAACGCCACGATTGGGCTTGCAGCATTTTGGAGCACGTCAAGACCAGCGGGGAGTTTCGTACAAGATTAACAAGCAGGGCGGAAGGCAACGCATCAACGGTGCGTTTCAGGGACCACGGCCAGGGCAAATCAAACCAAGCTGGAGCGGCTTGGTTTTGCAACGAACAGGAAAAGCAAAAACGCCAATTTTCTATGTGCTCGGCGTTTCTGTCTGGGGTGCATACCTGAAACGAAATTTTGGCAAGCCGCAAATCAAGCGAATCAATGACGAGCTGCGAAAGCAGATGGAACGACGAATTAAACTCAACATTCTGCGGGCTGAAGGGCTCGTGTCGAAATAGGAACTAAACATGAGCGGACTTTTGAGACGTCGTCGCGTATTTGCTGCCAAAGTCGAAACGACTGTCGGAACAGCAGAATCATTGACAGCAGCCGAAGCCGCATTCAACGCGGAAGAATTCACCATTCAGCCGAATATCGCTGTCACGCGGCGACAGGGGCAAGGTGGATTCAATTATCTGCCGGGTATTCCAGAAGGAATGCAGGGCACATGCACGGTTCGTTTCGGCATGTCGTACAACGGCACGACTCTGCCTTCATGGGCATCTGTGCTGTTGCCTGCGTGCGGCTGGGTTGCGACGGCGCTCGTGCTGTCTCCGGTGACGCAAGGCCCTGGCGGCGCGGCTGGAGTAAAAACACTTACGATCGGCGAATACAAGGACGGAAAGTTGTCAGTGTTGTCCGGCGCAATGGGCACATGGAAAATCATCGCGGAAACCGGCAAGCAAGCGATGATCGAATTCACTTTCACCGGAAAGTATTCGACCAATGAAACAGACATCGCAATCCTTGCTCCAACGTATCCGACCGTACTTCCTCTGCGTGTTGCTCAAGGGGCGTTGACGTGGAACGCTGTCGCACTTTGCACAGCATCAGTTGAGATCGATTCCGGCAACACGGTGACGATGCGAGAATGCGTCAATGCGAGTGATCGCAGCGGATACATTTCCGCAATCGTCACGGACAGGGCCCCGGTGATTACGGCCAATCCAGAATCTGTGCTGGTGGCTACGCAAAACCGCGATGACAAATGGCTGACGTCAACGCCTGAAGCATTCTCAATGCAGATCGGGGCGACCGGAAATTCTATCACGATTGCAGCCCCCAAAGCTCAACTTGAGAACAAGCAGCAGGGCGACCGCAACGGGATCATGTCGGACGATTTGACTTGGCTGTGTACTGCGGGCAGTTCCGCAGATACTGAACTCACTATCACTTTCGATTGATCTATATGCCTCGAAGTCTCGACCCTTCATCCAAGCTCACGATGGTTCTCGCATGCGACGTTGATAAGACGCCGCAGCCGAAGATTTTCGCCAAAACGCCTACGCTCAACCAGCAACGAAAACTGGTCGCACTGCTGCAGGGTTTGGGCGGTGGTGACATCGCGGCCAGCATGGACGCACTATTAGACGCGGCATCCATGTGCTTGACTGGCTGGGAGAATATTCCTGTTGATTTCAGTCGTCAGGCAATTGGCGATGTGTTGACGCTGGATGAGTTGGTTGAGGTGTTCACGTTCTTGGCTGCATCAACGGCAGCAACCCCAGACGATAAAAAAAAATCAGAGTCGCAGCCCTCGTGCGATGTGGTGAACTCTGCAAGTCCTGCGTCGGTCGTTGTCGCGACATTGTAACGCCGCAGCAACCTGCGGAAATAGAGTGTCCAGAATGCGGCGGTGAAGGATGCAAGAACTGTAAGGATGGATGGTTCGAGGTCGAACAGTGCCCAATGAAATTCATTGGGCCGGAACTGAACAGTGACATTCAGATTGTGACAGCGAGCGAGCATCACTTGCCAGTGACTGGCGGAATCCTCGATCAGTCGGCGTGGTGGTTCGAGCTGAGAAGCATTCTGCGAAGCGAAGAATACCGAATCGAAAACGAACGAGACAAGAGGCGGAACCTGTGAGCAACGGCATTGATTTTGTCATCGGCGGAAAGAATCAGGCACAGCCTGCAATGTCCGCCGTCGAAAAATCGCTCCAGCGTCTTGAGCAAAAGACGGAGTCGGTCAGCAAGTCCACGCAACGACTGGCAGCTATCACGGGAACACTCACGGCCGTTTACGCAGCGGTCAAAACCGCGATGGCGGCACTGGGTGGAATCAATCGCATCAATGCAGCATTCGATGCACAGACCGAGTCTGTTCGTAGACTGAACTCAGCGTTGCAGATTCGCGGAGCATCGGCCGCATCGTCGCAAATGCAGGATGTCGCCAAGTCCATCGAGAAGATGACCGGCGTATCCGACAATGCAGCCCTCGCATTGATGCAGCAGGCATCCGGAATGGGTTTCGCGACGGGCAAGATGGACGACGCCGCCAAGGCCGCTATCGGCCTCGGTAACGCGATGGGCAAAGATGCAGCGGCATCAATGGGCGACCTTAAAGCAGCCCTCGAAGGCAACTTCGACGCTTTTGTCGCAGTCAACCCGCAGATCATGTACATGCGGACGAATCAGGAAAAACTTGCGGCGGTGATGGCGATTGCCAATCAGGGACTGGCGGCACAAGCGGCCGACATGACGACCGTGGCGGGTTCTGGCCGTCGTGCGGACTCCGCGATGTCTTCGTTGATGGAATCGATTGGGAAAATAATCGCCCCGATTCGCGTGCTGATCAATGCAGGGCTGCAACAGTTGGCGACGTCCTTTGACTCGCTGCTCGTGCCAGCCGTCGAATTCGCGACGACAGTTCTGCAAAACATCGGCCCGATCATGGACTACGTCAAAGAAAAAGTCGTCCAGGCCATTAACGTCATCGTCGGTGCGTTTACGTTCATGGAGGTCATCGTCACAAATTTGGGCAGCGTCTGGGAGATTGCAAAGGCAGCGGCCGAACTGGCGATGATTACCATTTCCGAAGTGGTCATGCACGCCTTTACGCAAACGATTCCAGCCTATATTGTGTGGTTCGGTGAGAACTTTATCAACTTGATTCGAGACGCATTCAACGGCGTCATCACAATCATCACGAACGCTGGGCGAATCATCGGCGAAACAGTTTACCAGATTTTTGCGTTCATTGCCTCGGGCGGTGAGGGCGGCATTGAAGGACTGATGGCAGGACTTGGGGAAGCGGCAAGCATTAGCCTGCTTGACGGATTTAAGTCGCAACTGACATCACTTCCGGAAATCGCGGCCCGCCAGTTAACGGAACGTGAAAAGGATCTTGCTGAAAAGATTGGTGCAGTTGGTGGGCGTCTCGGTGAAGAGTTTTCGAACAAAATGCGTGACAGAATGCTGGGCGTCGGCTCCACGCTTTCCAGCGAAGTGCAGAACGCCGCAAGCAGCATCGATTTGAAAATGCGTCCATCAGTTCTCATGCAAGGAACGCCAGTCGCCGAGGGTCGTTTGCTGACACGCGGACCCGGAATGCGGCTACCCGATCAAATGCAGGAAATCATTCGACTGCTTAAAGATCCGCCACCACCAAAGCCGCCACGGGCAAAAATTCTAGTGCAGCTCGATCGAGATCAAATGAAAGTTTGGGACGACGTACGTCAGAACACTGCCAACACAATGCAGATGGAGGCAATTGTCTAATGGCCGTCATCGACGCAACGAAAATGTGGTCCCGCGAAGGCGGAAGCAGCACATCAGAAAAGTACGACAATTTCGCGACGACGTACAGCCATTCCGAGGCGTATTTTGTCACACACGCCGTGGACGATAATGCCGAAACGATCAAGGAAACCGCGTTGCTTCCGGCGTACGGATCACGGCACGTTTCGGGTGTCGATTCGTTCCTCAAGATTAAAACCGTCGAAAATGTTGGCCCAATATCGTCAATCGTAAGTCTGCAGTATGAGGGCAAACGATTTGACGCGACAGTTGACATCGAATGGTCGGACTCGACATCGACAGAACCAATCGACCGTGATTACAACGGGGTTGCCATCGTCACTGCAAATTATGAGCAGGTTGAGGGGCTGACGATGGAAATCTCAGACCCAGTCGCCGTGATTCGTCGCAAGTTCTTTACGTTTAACGCCTACGCATTGGCGGCATATCGACACGCCACGAACTCAGACACGTTTTTGGGATGGCCGCCAGGAACCGCACGAATCGTCGGCTACTCCGCAAAGAATCAATTTAAGTTTGGGCTGCCATTGGAACAATGGGACGTGACAGCACGAATTCAGTTTCGCTTGCCTTTGATGGGGGCGACATCAGCTCAGGCGTGGTACAAGCGTTGGCGACATGAAGGGCTGCTGATTAACGGGTCAGCAACTCCAGACACGACTGTTGTACCGGTGCGGGCGAGAGACCTGAACGGGCAAGAAGTAACGAAGCCGGTCCTGCTAAAACTGAACGGAACGCAGGAACTGGACCCGGACGCAGCCGTCTGGAAGTACACGCAGATCTACAACTCGCTTCCTTACGCATCACTGGGGCTCCTGTAATGGCCAATTCATTCAAGTTCACTTCGCAACTTCAATTCGCTCGTGACAGCGTTGTGGTCGATAATCCGCCGATGAAAGTCGTGGAAAAAACGACAACGTCGGAACTGAAAACGCAGAATGTGCAAGTGGTTGGAACGACGCACGAGGTCATTGCGGCCGGTGATGTGACAGACAGTGCGGCCTGTCGAATCGAGAATTTGCACGCTACGGCAATCATTTCGGTCGGCGGTGACGCAGCCGGATCATTCGTGAAATGGTTCGACGTTCCGCCTGGAGAAGTGGCGTATCTTCCGCGAGTCGGCACGCTGGTATCGACGTATCTGGATTCCGACACGGCATCAACTCCAGTTCAGGTCACGTTAATCAAGGTGGCAGCATAACGTGGAAGCAGCGTGGTTCACTCCGGAGCAAGGTCGCGAA